CAAAAGTCGCGGAAAATACTAACGACGGTATGGATTATATGAATGATTATAATCTGTTATCTAGGTGTTGGGAAAAAGATTATTTTACCGTGGCAAGACCTTTTACGCAAAAAGGCGATGTTGTTAGTTTGCCATTAGGAACATCTGCTCCTGTATCTATTAATGGTCAGGATTTGGTTGTTGGTAGTCGTAGTGGCGTTGATAATAGTATTATTCCCGCAGAAGTGCGTGCTCCAGGTGTAGATCATTATGCAGGCTGGCATAGTCAACCTACAGGTCAAACTCAAGGTGATGATGTTATATCTGTATTGCCTAATTTAACAGGTACTGCGGATCTTACAAGTGCTTCAATGGCTACAATACGTGATTTAAGATATGCGTGGCAGTTACAGTATTTTTTAGAGAGAGATGCTTTATCTGGAACAAGATATGCGGAATGGCTGAGAAGTCACTTTGGCGTTGTGCCTCAAGATTATAGATTACAGCGTCCCGAATTTTTAGGCGGTGGGCGTGTGCCCGTTGTTATATCTGAGGTATTACAGACATCAAAGACTGACGGCTCTAATCCTCTTGCGGATTTGGCTGGTCACGCTTATGGTGCTTGTAAGGTTCCAACTATACGTTATAGGGCGCAAGAGCACGGCTGGTTATTAGTTATTATGTCCATAATGCCGCGCACGGCTTACCAGCAGGGTATCCCTCGCAGATTTACCAAATCTTCAAGATTTGATTATTTGACGCCAGAATTTTGCCACGTTGGCGAACAGGCAATCTACAATAGAGAAATATTTGTAAATCCTGATTCTGGTAGTGAAACTCTTAATAAAGGTGTATTTGGTTATATTGGTAGATATGATGAGTATCGGAGAAGGGAGTCTTCTGTTCACGGTGCTTTTAGGTCTTCACAGGCTAATTGGCACTTAGGCAGAATTTTTTCATCTCTTCCAGCACTTAATAGCTCATTTGTAAAAGCCAATCCAACAGATAGAATTTTTGCGGTATCTGGTCAAACAGGTAAGTCGTTAGCCGTGCATGTGTACAATAATGTTAGAGCTATACGCCCATTACCTTCAGTAGCTGTACCTGGTATGGTAGATCATGGTTAATACAACGCAGGCGCCTTCTGTATCATCGGGGGCGCCTGTTGGCAATATCGGTATTGGCGATATTGTGGGCGGTATCGCTTCAACCGGTGTTAATGCTTTGGTTCAATTCGGCATGGCAGAATGGCAACGTATAAAACAGCGTGAGCTTTGGCGTGAAGAAAAGGAATATAATACTCCTAGGGCTCAAATGGAACGTTTAAGAGACGCAGGTTTAAACCCTTATTTGATTTATGGCGATAGTAATGTCCACGGTAATGTGTCTACTGCGCCAAGTGTGCGTGGCGGTGAAGTTAATATAGACCCTCTTAGCAAAATTGCACAAATTGCACAAGTACGTAATCTGAACGAGGAGTTGGCGAAAATACATCAAGAAACTGCCACATCTCGCGTTATTGCTGAACATCAACAGGCTATGGCTGAAAAATCAAAAGCTGAAACTGAATTACAGCGCATAATTAATGGAATCAAGGCAAAAGACGCTGAGATTATTGCTAAACGTCAAAAACACGGTATTACAAGCTCGGATAATCCTGTTTTACAGACTACCGGTAGCGTGTTAGACACACCAGAAACTATTGGCGGCATTGCGTCTGTATTGATGTCTGCTATTGGTGCCGCTGCTCTTGGTAAGTTAAAAGGTATTCCCGGTGTTGGTAAAATTCTTGAAAAATTGCCTAAATTTGGTAAAAAGTCACCTAAAACAATATTAAAAGGAGGAAAACAGTATGGGAATTAAACCAAAATGTAATACTACGTATGAGTATTTTGGCAATAATGAAAAGGAAGTACCTGTTGGCGAAAGTCTTACAGATATCACATGTGACATACCATTGGTGGTATTGATTGATAGATTACAGCGTGGTATAAGTACCGGGCTCGGTACAGGATTACCAATGGCATGTGATATTATGGACGGCGACGAAAGTATGCTTGATGTTGATACTCCCCATATCACAGATAGGTTAGACTGTCAGTTATATTTGCGGTCAAAAATTGACGATCATGTGTCAAAAATTGACGAAGAGAAAAAAATTGCCCAAGAAAAGAGCAAAAAAGACTACGATAATTATCAAAAATGGCTAAAAGACCAGAAAAAAGTTGCTGCTGAAACAAAGGTTGAAGCAGTAGGTGATAAATAAGTGATAGGCTGTCCACATTATCCACATAAGGGCGTGCGTCAGCATTAAGCCCGTAATGTGGGTAATGTGGGCAGGCGGTAAACGCATTATATCTACCTACAGACAGTTGCTTACTCGGTGTGCAACTGTCTGAGTGGTCTTTGACAATAGCCAAAAATGAGGTGATCGTATGTGTGTTAAACCCGTAGTATTCCCTGGGCAATATAACCCGTCTCCTTGTGGTCAATGTTGGCAATGTCGGGCTCGCAAGCAGTCTGATTGGACGGTCAGGCTCTGGCATGAGTATCTTGTTAATGAGGGTAAATGTGCCTGGACAACCTTATCTTATGCGCCAGAGTATGAGCAAGGCACATTATGTTATAACGATATTCCAGATTTTATGCGCAGGCTTAGGAAGTTATATCCAGGCAAAAAAATTAGATATTTTGCATCTGGTGAGTATGGCGATTTGAAGCTAAGAGAGCATTGGCATATATTGTTATTTGGTTTATCAGTTGACAAAAATCTGGAAGAAAACATTATTCGTTGCTGGCCGTATGGTAGTATTGATGAGGTTGTTGTTCCCGACATTGGTCAAATAAAGTATTGCGCAAAATACTGTGTTAAAAAGTTGACGGGTAAATTTTTTGATGAGTTTTATAAACAAGAGAAAAAATTGCCTGAATTAGTCCGTATGTCAAGGCGTCCTGGTATTGGTGCTGTTATGCGTGATAATCAGTTATACATTAATCAATGGTTTAAAGACGGTTTTGTTCGTATTCTTGGCAAAAAATACCTTATACCTCGGTATTATGTAACCGAGGAAAGAAAGGAGGTGTATAGAGAGATAATGAAATCAAAATCATCAAAGAGGTTGGAAAAGGTATTGTATCAAGAACTAAGTGCAAAAAAATTAAGAGAAGAAGACGAGAGAAATGAACAAAAATACAATGAATTTAAATACTTAAATGGAGAGTGTTTATTATGAAAACAAAACAAGACGTAATTAATCATTTTCAAAGTGTAATTGATGCCTGTAGCAAAGAGGACATAGAAAAAATTAAAGAATTTTTTCCTTTAAGTAATTTGAAAAAAATCCAAAGGGAGTTAATAGAGCAGATTAAAACTGCTCCAGATTTTAATACGAGAAGAGTTTTGCATTATATGCTTGATCGCGTAGAGGGAACTATGATATTATTATATACAAAGGAGGTGATTTAATAATGGTTGATTTGTCAGGATTAACGCTGGTAGCTGGAACTGTTGCGGCGGCTCAAATATCTGAGCCTATTACATTGATTTGTTTAGCTTTTATCAGTGTAATTAATGCAATTATGTATTTTTTCAAAAAAAAGTGAGGTGATTAAAGTGAAAAGGAGAGGATATCGTAGTATGCGTAGGCGAGTTAGTAGGCGTATGCGTAAGGTTAGACGGCTAAATTATCCTAAACTTACTCGTGGTGGCACTAGGATGTAAAAATAGGGGGATTATATCCCCCTTAAAAAAAATAAGGAGTAAAAAATGAAAAAACCTACAAAAAGTTTATGTAATCTGACACATGATTATAAATTATCATGTGATATGGGTAAATTAATACCAACCTATACGGAAGAACTTGTCCCCGGTGATGTTATAGAAATAAAGCCTGAGGCGCTTGTAAGATTTAATGCTCTCCTCCGTCCCATTATGCACGAGGTGTTGGTAAGATTTGAGAGTTTTTTTGTCCCTAATCGTCTCATCTGGGATAGTTGGGAAAGGTATATCACTGGAAAAGGTGTTGGCAATGACCCTGACCCGATACACCCATACTTAGGTCAAAGTGGTGAAACAGGTGATTACCCTATACAAGAGTCGTCTATATTTGATTATATAGGTATACCAACCGGGGATTATGACGTTAATGTTTTAAGGGATTTAAAAATTAATGCTTTGCCTTTTCGTGCCTACAACAAGATTTATAATGAGTGGTATCGTGACCAAGATTTGCAGACAAAAGTCGCGGAAAATACTAACGACGGTATGGATTATATGAATGATTATAATCTGTTATCTAGG